CAGGCGAATTATGAGTTCGCTGCATTCACCAGATTGCTAAAGGAGCGATGGGAATACTGGGAGTTGAACCCAGACTAAGCCCTTATAAGGAGCCCGCTCTAACCATTAAGCTATACTCCCTTCAACCCAGATCTATAATAGCGGACCTGGAACGCTTTGTCAAGAACCTTCCTCGTGCTCAGTGTGTATTCGTATCATATCATCGTCTACATCAGAATCATTTAATATCTCTATTACTTCTTTATATGGAACCATAATAGCATTACCATGCTCACTAGTTATAATAAACGATTCCCCATTTTCTACTCTATTCATTAAGTTATCAAAGTTAGATTGAAACTCTTCTACTGTAAATGATTGAAGATCGGAAATTTCTTGCATTTTTTTTTTAAATACTAATTTTGATGTTTTCTTTTACTGTACTTAGATAATTATACAATTCTTCGTCTTTAGTATTAGTTAAATCATTCATGTTGATGCATATTCGAAAGTCTTTTGTTTTAAGTTTATCTTCTATTGCCCAGGTATAATAAAAAGATTTAAAATGATTGCATATAACATCAAAGTTTATTTTTTCAAAAAAATTTTCTTGTAATTCCAAATAATTTTTTTTAGTTGGATGATACTCTTTTATTCTATAATAATCTTCGGAGAACCATTTCATATGATTGAAAATTCTTTCTGATGCATAGTTTATATCAGTAATAGATTTAGAATATTTTATGTAGCAATAATTTGTGAGTAGAGTTTCTACAAATACTGCATTATATTCCGCTATATGATTTGTCATGTGAGTATAGTCCCATTCCAACTTACCATTGAATCCACATATAAAATGTGCAATGTCATGACATGCGGCAGTTGGAGGTGGTTTTTGATTTTGTTTATACTCTATAGTATTGTCTTCATACGTTAATTCACCATAAACTTTTCCATAATCCCAAATCCAATTTACTTTAGATAATTTTTTCATCGAGTGTGTTTATTCTAGTCGGAGTGAAAGGATTCGAACCTTCGACCCTCCGCTCCCAAAGCGGATGCGCTACCAAACTGCGCTACACTCCGTTACTTGTTTTTATGTATGATCATTATACCTAAGATGGGAACCATTGTCAAGAGATAGCATAAGATGAATAAGAACAGATTGTTATTAAGTAATGTTCCGGCAAAATGTGTCATCGTATTCTATCTATAATGGCAATAACACCGTGGGCATAGAAAAAAAGCAGAACCGAACCGATTGCTGCTGATATCATTGTAGCAGTTTTATTGTGCTTGTCAATGGCCTTATCAATCATTTCTTGCACTTCAGATCGACTAATAAATTCATCATGAGGTTCCATCACTTTTCATCTCCCAAAAATTTTGCAAGAGGATCTCTTTTTGTCTTAACTATCTCCACCGCTCTCTTGTAAAACATATTATCTGTATTACCAGATGCTTCAAATGTCTCCTTTATACGGACCCAATTATTATATGTGTGTTGGTCCATTTTTAGTGATGCGTATTACTATTATATACTAATCACAATTTTTTCAGTGTCAACCAAATGTCAGTATTTAGTAACACTATGATACAGAAAACAAAATAAACTATTAAATTGGTATCTTATGTAACGGAAAGGAGAGGATTCGAACCTCCGGAGGCTTTCACCTCTTTTGTTTTCAAGACAAACGCCTTAAACCACTCGGCCACCTTTCCAAATTATCAACGTATCTCAAAGTCCAGTTTACGAACCTTACGTTGTCTTCTTGCCTCTTGCCAGGCAATATCTTGAGAGGAAAGAACATTTGTTTTTTGTTCTTTCTGAATAGAGTTTAACATAACAATACGAGACAAGTCAAGAGCTGAGATTTTATCTCCTCTAATTGTTGCCATATTTGGGCAACCACATGTTACTGTCTTTGATTGATGTCCTGTTAATTCTTTATTGCAATCTTTGCATCTTATAGAAATCATTATCCTTCATCCCTATTCTGTAAACGATCTTAAGAACCAAATAAATTTACCGTGTGCTTCATTTAGATCATCAAGAAGATTTGTCGTGCCTCTTGACTTAAATTCTTCAGCAATTTCTGCTGCTTCACTAAACATTTCTACCATTGTTTTATGATCTTCAAGAAGATCTCTAATCATATCCATTTCAGAAATTCCACTTTTTGCTTCAGATACTCTTGACACCTCAGAAAGTCTAGAAAAAGAACTTACAGGTTTAGCACCAAGAAATCTAATATGTTCAGATAATCTATCTATCTCTTCAAATAAAGCGGTATATTGCTCACCAAACATGGTGTGGACTTGATAAAAATCAGGTCCTGTAATGTGCCAATGATAAACCCAGGTCTTTTGAAAAAGAACAAAAAGACTTGCTTGAGTATCTGACAAAATCTTATAAAGGTTTTCCATTATACTCTTTTTAAATATTTATACTAATTATTGAAATTGGTTTAGAGTTATCTTAGTGTATTCAGTTTTAATGTATTCGCCGTATGATAGATTATCATCTTCACGTCTTTTACAACTACCGACTCCACAAAATCCACAATTTCTTCCGACAATAAGATAGTTCAAAACTATATTTTTATAAGTTTCAAGATCTGTTTCTTTGTATACTTCGTCTACTGATATATTGTTTTCGGATATAAGTTGTAATGCGTTTGAAACGAAACTCATACTATTATAATGTCTGAGATTATTTTGTTCGCAGAAGAAAATATAATCTTTTGAATTTGCATGGAATAAACTATACAAAAGAGAATATACAGTTCCAATCTTTGAAGATAATAATGAACATTGAAACAAATCTGCAACATCAGTCACTCCAACATCATCATTAATATCTGAGATAGAATTTTTATCCCAAGGAAAATTCCAATTGCTATTTAACATGTAATCAATCAATTCTCTCAACTTTTTATGGTTGGGATTAGTGATATATTTCTTTCTACCTTTGGGATAGTCAACTTTCAAATAGTATTGCTGATGTTTCTCATCAATAGTTATATATTCGAATGCTTCAATTGCAGTTTTTTCAAATCCATTTTCATCATAAAGATTTTCAAAGATATTCAGTTCCTTTACCCCACATGCTCCAAGCCAATCGGTAAAATGTGGTTGATACTTTTCTTGAAAAATTCCAAACTTATTTTGATAACATTTTTTAGATACTTTGTTACCAAGATAAAAAATTTCAGATTTTTCTATAAAATCATAATTATTAAAATCAATATCCGTAGTTATGTGATGGGAGTTATAAGGTATACCAACACCCTTGTAGTAATACTTTTCTCCTTTACTTACTCTACCATCGACATAAGTTAAATTATCAGAAATTCTAACTACATCAATTTGATTGCCTATACAATCATAAATTGGTATTTCTGACATCTTATTAACTTTATTTTATATGGGCGATACTGGATTCGAACCAGTGACCATCTCCGTGTAAAGGAGGCACTCTACCGCTGAGTTAATCGCCCGTGTTTTAACCGTTTTCTAACAGCATTATCACTAACACCAAACATTCTACCAGTAGCAGAATAACCATTTTCAAGAACTAGTTTTTCTAACTCTTGATTACTTGGCCAGTCAGCAACTTCTCTATTTTTACGAGAGCATTTTACTGAGCAGAATGTTTGACTGATAATTGTTAGTTTTCCACACTCTTTACAGGGGTGCTTTGGTTTTTCTGGTAAAGGTTTGTCCTTAAAACTCTCATCAAATTTTAGCACATTATCTGGAATTTTAGCAATACCAGAATGAATTTCACGATGACAGTTAGAGCATAAACAAACACACTTTCTAAGTTCTTCAACAAATACTTGTCTGCTTGCTGTGGATGCTGATGGCGTAAAGTCTTTTTGATTAGGGTCTATATGGTGAAACTCCAATGCTTCAACACACTTATCATAACCACAAATACCACACTTACCACCAAACGCATCAACTGCCCATCTTTTTCTTCTTTGACGAAATTGGACAACTGCTTTACCAGACATTCTAACCTCTAACTTTATTATTATTTATAATATTTTAGAGGTTAGAACTCCCATCCTAGGTACTGCCCCTAGCAATCTCTGATTAACAGTCAGGCCCGTTCGCTTGCTCGGTCGATGGGAATAAGTGTAGGTGAACCAACCTAAAGTTTAGAGATTTCTCTCATGGTCTTTTATGTGCCTCTGGTTGGGAATCGAACCCAATTTCCAACTCTCTTGTCGAGGTGTCCTTACCAATAGACTACGCAGAGGAAGTGGGAAGTATTAGAGGACTTCCCAGCAAGGGTGATCAATCCCTTGACCTATGAGAGTCCCATAGGATTTAGTTGGCGTCTACCTAGTTAATCGCTAGGGACTACCAAGAGCGAGTGACGGGGATCGAACCCGTGATTCCAACTTGGAAGGATGGCGTGTTACCGCTACACTACACTCGCTTGTGAGACAATCATAAGGTATTTAACCTAGATTGTCAAGTGGAGAATAGCGGACTCGAACCGCTGACATCCTGCTTGCAAAGCAGGCGCTCTACCAACTGAGCTAATTCCCCTGGCGTCTCGGACAGGACTCGAACCTGTGACCAACTGCTTAGAAGGCAGTGGCTCTATCCAACTGAGCTACCGAGACATGACCATATTATATCAGGGTTTGGAGCAGTTGTCAACCCATGGGGAACACAACCTTATTTCCCCCCCAAGTGCTCGACACTCATCAGTATAACACACAGAGGTGTCAACTGGTTTTATTGAGTATCGCGGTGATGGAATTCTAACAGTTCCATCGTCTCCTGTCAAGCGTTCATAATCACGGATCGCTTTGTCCACAGTTCGCTTGACATCTCTCTCAACTATACCAGAATCTTTTTGAAGTTCTGGGATTAGTGGAGAATCTGGTTGATATGTTTGAAGATATTCGTAAACAATATCCCAAATATGTTTTTCTTCTATCTTTAGACAAGATGAAAGTGAGGCTACTATTAACGTCAATATTACAATAGTTTTAATTGACGCCTTCTTTTTACCAAAATGAAAATTAAACTTCATGAGGAAAGGGAGTTCTGCAGCACTCCCTTTATATATTAAACTTCTACCGTGATCAGTTTGGAAGCATACTCATGAGCATACGAAGTGCGGGCACCATGATGCCCCCAACCAATCCAACTATACGCATAGTCCATGTAACGATTGATTGATTTACCAGGAGTTTTCATCCTGTCCTCAATACGTTGCCATTGAACCTCAGTTGTTAGATAACGAAGTTGCGTGTGAAGTGCTGATGGCGAACCACCATACCTCTTAGCAAAATCACCCAATCCATAATATCTGTTGGCAGATGTCCATTGAATCAGTCCGTAACCGCCTCCGCAGTTACTCCAACTGGTTCTGCTACCACCTTCACAGATATTAGGAATAAAAGTAGATTCCTGTTTAATATTACCCATGATGGTAGCAAGGGCGTTTCTGTCTTTAATACCACGTTCCTGGAAAAATGCCAGGGTAGCATTCTCATGTTCATTACACCCTTTACAAATTAACCTTGTCTCTTTTGGCTTTGGTGCTGGTGCAACCTCTCGGATTGCTGTCGTCTCTGGTTCAAACTCTTTAATAATTGAGTAAGGTTTTTCTTCCACTGGGGGAGGAGGACCTTGCAGTTTATAACTAGAGAATGGCAGTGATGCCGTACTGGTTGTAACCGCTGCCAAAATAGGCATGGCTACTGTAAAGAAATTTTGCATTAACTCCGATTGAACTCTACATCCCAATAGAGAAAGCGCACTTCCCCTTTCTCAAGGGGCGATCTCCTGGG